AGTTAGGGGGTATTGACCCCACAACAGGTCAGCCCAATACTCCATATACTCCGTATTCAGGTGAATTTGTTGCGCCTCTGAATGCCACGCAGAATGCAGCCGTTGGTAATATTAACGCTTCTCAGGGCATGGCACAGCCATATTACAATCAGGCTGCACAATACACTCAGCAGGCTGCACAGTCATTCCAACCTTTGACACAACAGGATATTCAACGGTATCAAAACCCGTTTGTGCAGTCTGTTGTTGACCCAACTGTTAAGGCTCTACAGCAGCAACAGGGCCAGCAGCTTGCTCAACAGCAGTCTAACGCTATTCGCAGCGGGGCATTTGGTGGCGACCGATCTGGCATTGAACGCGCTGTTCTGGAAGGCCAACAAGGTCTTGCCACAGCGCAGGCTATTTCTCCTTTGTATTCACAGGCTTATCAGTCTGGCTTAGGTGCAGCGCAACAGCAACAGCAAGTTGGCGGACAGGGCCTTATGGGCGCAGGCGCTCAGTTGGCAAACCTCGGCGCAGGAGCGCAGACAGCAGCTTTGTCTGGAGCCAATGCACAGCTCGCCGCTGGCACGGTTGGTCAGCAGACGCAGCAGGCTTTGGATACTGCTAAATATCAGCAGTTCTTGCAGCAACAGGGTTACCCCTTCCAGCTTACGCAGTTCCTTGCCAACATTGCGGAAGGCACTGGCGCGTTGTCTGGCAGCACTACTTCCACTACGCAAGCATCTGATGAACGTTTAAAGCATGACATTAAAAAAATTGGTACAGCTAATGATGGCCTGCCAATTTACAGCTTTAAGTACAAGGGCGACGATCAAATCCGCATCGGGTTTATGGCACAAGACGTTGAAAAGAAAATGCCAGAAGCCGTTGGTGTCATGGGCGGTTACAAGACCGTTGACTATGGCAAGGTTGCCAATGAAAACGCACGACATCATCACTCCGCTGGTGGCGGTGTTTGGGAGCCGGGCGCATATAGCTTTGGTGGACGTGAGCATCATGCAGCCGGTAACGCTGTCGGTGGCAGTCAAATGCTGGTTGACCCGACTGATTGGGCCGCTTTGGTGCAGGCTCATGGTCAAATTACTAATCCTTATGGCATTGGTGCAGGGAACAAATCAGGAACACCGGGCGCAACTGGGGTTGTTCCTGCTGCTAATTTAGCTGTACCAAAATTGGTGCAAGCAAGCTCCCCACAATTGAAGCAAAGCAGCGGCATTCAAGATGCTCTAAGCACTGGGAAAACTGTTTCAGGTTTGGCAAGTGACGCTACCAAACTTAAAGATTGGTATGACCAAAAGTTTCCAGATAAAAAAACAGATACTAAACCTGACGCAACTTCTAAGCCAGACGCTACTTCCAAAGCAGATTTGCCCAGCCCAAAAGCAAAAGATGTTTCATTTGAAAACCCAAATGGGCCACAATCTGGATATAATCTTCCAGCAGGTAATTCTGCACCTTCTACTGATAATGTTGGCATGGAAGTAACCCCTCCTGATGCAACACCAGATTTGGAAGGTTTCTTCGCCTATGGCGGTGTTGTGCCACGCGGCCATTTCGGTATGGGTGGTGATACGGACCCTTATGGTTTAAATCAAGGGACTGGCGAAGAGCTGCCAAAGGATGTTGTCAGCGCAAGTGAATCGTCCAAAGATGAAGCTGAAAAAGAAGCACCTAAACCCGGCAAAACTGGTGGCGGTGGCGGCGGTGACAGCACATTAAGTGACATTAGCGCTGCGGCGAGCATTATGGGGACCGCCGCTAAAATTATCCCAATGTTCCTTGCACAAGGGGGCTCCGCTGACCCATATACTTATGGTGGTGTTATCCCTCGTGAGCATCATAAAGATGGGGATGCTGCTGGGCAGGACGGTGGCGGTGGGGGTGATGAGCCCCAATACAAAATTCAACCACAAAATCTTGAAGACATGCCACAACACCGCCAAGATATGATTAAGGCCATTTACGCGCCAGAAAGTGGCGGTCGGTATGATGTGCTCAATGGCGGTGAGACTTTTGACAATACCCAGCAGCATCCTAACCGTGTTGGCAAAAACGGTGAATCCACTGCGGCTGGTGCGGGTCAATTTATTAAAAGCACATGGGATGATGTCACCGGCAATGCGCCAATGACAAAACCCTACATGGATTCTGCTACTTGGACGCTTGCTGCGCGTGACTATAACAAGCGTACCGGCAAAGACCTTGACGAAGAATTGCAGAAGAATGGTGTGACACCAGAAATTAAGTCCGCTCTTTCTGACACATGGACTGGCCTTAAAGGTCCGGGGCCAAATTGGCGCTTGCCGACTATGGCTCAGTCTGACACCAATCGCCGCAACTCATCTCTTGGTGATGTGTTCTCTGAAATGACATCTGATGCTGTGCCATCAGGTAAAAGTTTCTGGGTTCCTTTGTTGTCTGCCATTGCGACTGCTGGCGCGTCTCGCGCTCCTACCCGTGGTCAAGCCCTTGCTGAAGGTCTTGCTGGTGGCATTAGCGGATACATGTCCACTAAAGACCTTGAGATGAAGCAAGCAAAGCAGATGATTGACTTCACAAAGGACAACTTTGTTCATACGGTTAATGGCGCTGGGCAGGATGTCTTGTACAACAAGATGACAGGGCAGCAGTATTCCCCTTCTGACTTTAACGCTTATATGTATGACTCTTTTGTCAAACAAGGTATTGATCCTGCCATTTATGGGCTTAAAAAGCCTGCTGGAACAACAACATCTCCTGTTTCAAATATCATTGCGGATAAAGCCGCTAAAGTTGGTGCCGCTACAAGCCAGCCAACCATGCCAGATCATGCTGTCCCTGCTCCTGATGTGGACAAACCATCTCAGAACATGAACACCATGAACACTGGTCAGCTTTATCAGGCGGCTCTTGAAGGAAAAATTCCGGGCGTACCACAAGACGCAGCGCAGCAACAAGCTCAGATTAAGGCTGACTTGCAACGTGCCAATACGCTTGCCGCAAACCCCGATCCTACTGTGGCAGCTAATGGCATTAAACTGCGTGAACTTGCCATGGGACAGCAGAAATTGCTTGACGACAAAATAAACCAAGCAATCTCGTACCAAGCAGATCAGAACAAAGAATTTGCCAAAGGCCGTTCTGAACGCATCAACAACTATTCCTCAGAGGTGCAGAACCGCGCAAGTTCTTACAATGCTGCATTTTCTAATTTGGAGCGCTTAGCGCAACTTGGTGCTGAATTTAACACAGGTAGAGGCGCACAAACTAAAGCAGACGTGGTTAACGCAATGCAAAGTGCAGGACTTGGGCGCTTTATACCTTCAGATTGGCAGAAAATGCCCGGTGATGCTGACCAAATTCTTAAACAGTCTACCGCATTGCTGTTTAACCAGTTGCAGGCTGACAAAATTGTTCGGGCTGAAAAAACTGGTCTTAACTATGAAAAGGATGCAATTCCTTCTCCGGCAACTAGCGCACCTGCGTTTTATGCGTTGGTCGGTCAAAAGTTGGCTGAAGCGCATCAAAGCTATGACAAGGATTCAGCGTGGGCCTCTAAACCTGTTGGGTCTATGGAACCAGTTCAGCATGAGCTTACATGGTCACACCAAAAGGGCAATGACTTAGACAGCTATAAGCGCCGAGCTTATGACAGTATGCCTGCAAACCCGAACATCACAGATGAACAATTTGCAAGTTTGCAAAACTCTGTCAAAGACCCGCAGACTGGAGAAACCTTTAATCCTAAGCGGTATAAGGCCCCTGCTGCTCAAGGCACAACTCAACCAGCCGCTCCTCAAATAAGAGCGCCTGAAGTTGGTGTTGTGCAAGATGGTTACCAGTTTAAAGGTGGTAACCCCGCTGACAAAAACAACTGGCAAAAGGTGCAGTAATGGCTGGTCCTTGGGAAAGTTATCAGGCTCCCGCATCCACTGAACCGTCTGACGCGGCTTTTGGACCATGGTCTGCATATGTCAAGCATGAACAAACTGGTCCAGAGCAGGCTGCTGCGGATGAGGCGCTTACGTCCAAAGAACGTGGCATGATCCCAGATGAGCTAAAGGCTGCTGGATATAGTGCTGGTGACATGGCATTGTTCGGTGGCCCAACTTATGCTGCTGCTTTGCACACCTCATACAAAGAAAACATCCCGTTCAAAGAAGCTCTTAACAAACAGCGTGAGTATGAAGCTGCTCTGTCACGCCAAAATCCCGTTTCATCTGCTGTCGGAACAGGCGTTGGTCTCGTTGGTGGTTTAGCCGTGCCATTGGGCCCGCTGGGTGAAGCGGGCAACCTTGCTGCGAAAGGCGCAGAGGCACTTGGTGCTGGGCGCTTCTTGAAGTCTGCTGCCAGCGGTGCAACTGTCGGCGCTGAAATGGGCGCTATTTCTGGCGCGGCTAATAAGTATGGCACAGATGAATTTACACCGGCTGAGATCGGCAAATCTGCGTTATACGGTGGTATTGGCGGCTCTTTAATTGGTCCTGCTGCGGAAAAAGTTATTGGCAAAACCGTGTCACCGGCTGATGCGGAACTGCAAAAGGTTCTTGAGTCACAGGGCATCAAGCCTAGCCAAGAAATGATTACTGGCAAACGCGCCCCAGAAGGTTCTGCTCGTAGCACTGCTGATGAAATGCGTGAGCAGGCCAAGAACATCTTGGAACAAAAACAGCAAGGTCTTTTAGACCAAGGTGTAGGGCCAAATGCTGGCGGCGAAGCATTGGGCAAAGCTGCCCTAGCAAGTCGGGAATCTGCACAACAACCATATAAAACTCTTGAAAAAGTTAATGGCAATTTTGACTTTGGTGATACTGGTGTCACTGGTCATGTTTTGTCATCAGTGCAAGATTCTTTAAAAGCATCAGACATTAACCCAACTTTTAGGGATTCAAAGTTTTATCCCGGAGCTAATGCTGCATTTGATGCTTTGAATTTAGAATTGCAAAATCTTGAGTCAAAAGGTGGACAGCCAACCTTTCAAGATATGTTGCGGGTCAAAGATGAAATTAGCAAGGCTCGCAGAAATGCGACAGACATTGACGACAGCAATGCTGTAGAGGCTATCATCAAAGGCTATAAACAGTCTCTTAATAAAGCCGTTTCAGGAGGGATGTTCCAAGGAACGCCCGAAGCCCAGTTACAGGCTGGCGTAGAATTGGCTCGCGCCGATAAAGGTTGGTCTGACTTTTTGAAAACTTACCAACAAAAGGGTGGTGGAGAAAAAGGCGCAATTAACCAAACGCTGAAACAACTTCAGGATGCCAATTCCAAATATATGTCAAAAGACATTACACCGGAAATGGCGCAGGCAGCGCAGGGTAAAATTAACCAGTATGTCACTGACCCACGGCTGGGGCCTTTATATTATAACCGCATGGAAAAGATGATTGGCTCTGGCACTCCAGAAATGGAGAGCTTTAATGCTGCTATCCGCAATAACATGCTCACACCGGCTGGGGACAACATTGCCAAACTGCCCGATCAGTTCAACAAGTATTTAGACCCGCGCACACTGCCCGTGACATTGCGGGCATTCGGTGCCGATACGACCGGCGTATTGAATAACCTTGAGGCCCACGCTTCTGATTCCGCTGCGACAACTGCGGCTAAAGACAAATTGCGTGACCTCCGCAACATGGGTCAAGCCATTGACACTGTTTATAAGCGCCCCGTTTCTGATGAAGAAAAGTCAGGAATGATTGCCAACATTTTCAAAAAGTATGCGCTTCCTGCTGCGGGGTTTGCCTTCAATATTCCGCATGGCACGGAGGCTGTGGTGGGCGCTTTGGCAGGTAAAGGCCTTAACGCTGGCGCATCTGGCATAAGTTCCGCTTTTGAATCAGCAGCTCAACGCGCTGGCGCACCTAAAACTATTGCTTCAGAAGGGTCGGGGTTCAACGTGCCATATTTAAACGCTCGGTCATATCCACGCATTAACAACTTGGGCGCACTTGTGCCAGTGGACGAAAAACCGGGTTACACTCCCGTGGCACGGAAAAGCGGTGGCCGTGTTGGTGGCATGACAGCAGACCAGTTACTTTCTGCTGTAGAACGTGCTAAAAAGAAAACCAGCAGCAACACTAAGCCTTTGCTGGGATTGCATGACAATCAGGTGGCAAAAGCGCTTGAAATTGCCAACCACAAGATTTGAGGACTAGGTTATGGTTTCCACATACACAACCAACAAAAGTTTGGAAAAACCCGGAAACGGTGACTATGTTGATACATGGAACGTGCCTGTCAACGGTGACATGGACTACATTGACCAAGCATTTGGCGGTGTCACAAACCTTAATTCAACTGCTGGTTCTGCAACTCTTACAGCTACCCAATACCGTTCCCTGATTATTAAAATTTCAGGGTTGGCAACTGGGAATGTGACGTATACCATACCATCTGGTGTTGGTGGTCAATGGATTATGCAAAACAATGACACTAGCAATTATTTTATCATTGTTGCATCAGGAGGTGGCGGCACGGCTGTAACCTTGCCACAGTCCAACTTTGTCTTGATCTCCAGTGATGGCACTAATATTTCTCAGGTTGCGTCTAACCTGTCGTCTGTTCCTGTTGGCGGCGGGTCAAACAAAATCTTTTATCCAAATGACCAAGTGGTAACTGACAGCTATGTCATGACAGCAACGCAGAATTACGGGACTTTTGGCCCCGTAACAATTAACTCTGGCGCGGTTGTGACAATACCAAGTGGCGCAACTTGGTCTATTGTTTAATCCCTGTGCGGTTCAGTTAATACACTGAACAAGCTATGAGGGTTGTCCTTGCACCATTGCGGCGTGATGCCCTTTACAATGTCACGCCAGAATGTCTCAAAGCCGTGAACAGCGGTTGAACACTGAGACCTTTTGTTTGCCTCATGGAACACTTCTGGGTCTGTAGAAAACAGCCAATTTTGTTTAAGGTCCAATGGGCAAAAATGCCACGCAGGATACATTGAGATCAAGTGTGGGTATGCTTGTGACAGTTCAAACGGCACCTTTACTCCTCCATAAGCCCATACTGGATGCGCCAAAGCCGTGGGCATTTCTTCCAACCAGAGCTTTACAAACTGAGCTTCTGGTTTGGCAATCATCAGGGCATTACAAGCCGAAACTGGAGGCCCATCTGAGGGCTCAAGACACATAGAGAAATCATCATCCATATACAGGCTAAGAGGATGAAGAAGCAACATGTCAGTATCAAGGTATATACCGCCTTCATTGTTAAGTATCTCCAATCTTGTCAGATCAGATTGTAACTGAGGCCACTCAATATTCACACCCAAATGTTTGCCGTCCATTGGAGTATGGTAAACTGTGACAAGATCTTTAATTTTGTCCCACCATTCACTTGGCTCGGGTTCTTTATTTATCCAGAACTTAATCTCGTCAGGAACCTGCACTTCTTTCGCCATTTTGACTGCCATATAATTTAAGTATGACAAAGGCCGAGTGCGCTCCCAAACTGGGTAAATAAAATGGACAACATTAGGGACTTTATTTGACATTGTATGGCATCCTTCCCATGGTAATGTTTGGCTCAATCCGAATTTCTTTGTTACTCCAAGTCCAACATTCGCCTGTGTCATTTTGAAAACAAACCCATAGCAGATGATGTTCTGACCCGTAGTCAATGAGGAAATGCGCCAAAGAATTTCCTTTTGGCGTAATTAGTGGAATTGGTGGGTTTAATTGGAGCATCATTTTTAACCGCCTTTGTGTAACAGAGCCGTTTGTGGGAAGGGCAAAAACTTTCAAAGTTGGTTTTTTCTCCGCAAAACACAAACTGAGAAGCGTGCCCATCATTCATGACATATCTGCATTGCCATTTAGTAAGTTCTTGAAACTTTGGATATTTTTTGTTTGGGTCATAGTCAACATTAACATATTCAACCTGCACATTTTGAACTTTGGGTAATACAATCCTAGTTTTTCTTACCCTAGGAACCTTGGCAACCTTTGGTTTTGGCGGCTTGCGCTCACGCTCAGACGGTAAACGCTCGCCCCGCTCCCTCATGCGGCTGATACGCCCCATGACAGCATTGCGTGATTTGCCGAGCATATTGGCTATTTCCGAGCCAGTATGTCCCTTTGCCCAAAGCTGCCGCAGGCTTTCAATCTCTTCCTCAGTCCAGTAACTCCACATTGTTGTCATTTTTTAAATCCTGTATATTTGTTTGTAGCAATTCTTCTATGGTCTCAAGCATCTGCTCATGCTTGTCTTTCTTGTCATCAAGCTGTTTGGCGTATTGGATCAGCATATCATTGGCGCGTTCTTCTGCAAGTTTTGTTACCGCCAGAATGATAGGGGAAGCCTCTTCATCCCAAGGATTGTTATAACTTGCGTTACGCAACTCCAACCATTCCAATGCGGCTTTTATGACATCGGTGCGTGTCACAACAACATCTGTAATTTCTGCCATGTCACACCTTTTTCAAGTCTTGCGCCACAGCATAAATCTTGTCTTCAAGACCCACAGCAATACTATCGGGTTGGTCCGCAAACTCTGCTGCAAAGGCCAGATAGTTAATGCCGTCAACATAATTGTCTTTATGTGTGCGGGAGGTTTTCATCCGCGCTAGCTTTGTTGCGTGGTGGATCATTGCGACATCATAGCTGGATATATTTTTACCAAGGATGACGGATGCAATAATGCTGACATCATTATGTAAGTCATCCACGTTGCCGTAAAGGAGGCCTCGGTCCCGCAGTATATCTGTTGCGCGTGTCAAAATTTCTTTGTGGTTCATAATTTTCACCCTTTTTAATTTCAAGATATTCTTGCACTTTGCCTATTACGGAAGTGTTAAGAATAATTGCGCCTTTATTTTCCCAGCTTGTTTCTCCTATGTCAGAATCATATTTGTAAAGCAAGTCAACCATTACAAATTCACTGTCATTCAGTTCCTCAAGAAACTCCTCGCAGGAATTGCACTCACTCTCCACTGTAAGCTGGTGAACAGGGTTCCCTGTAGCACTAGGCATGTGCATAGTTAATAAAAACCTCATGGTCACTCCGTTATCTTTCTAAACTTAACATGCTCTACTGGACAAACCAAAAATGTCTCGTATTTTTTTGTGTTACTCGCATATATGTCTTTTTCATACCAATATTTTACTGTGGACCAAGGTATGACTATGGCATGTGTCATTGGCGCGTTTACGACAATATATGTTTCTATCTGTCCTCTGTTGCGTATTATTGTATTTTTGTTTGACACTATAACCTCATGAAAATTCCAGTCATAAGGACCGATAAAATTTCTGTTCGGTAAGTGCTTAACTTCAATTTTTATACGCCCTTTTACTTCGTCATCAACATAAATATCCCCATCGTCAACATAGTCATTTGGGTCTCCATCAGGAGGGCATATACGGATAGACGGTATGTAAACAGACCGACCGCCCCTATGTATCCACTCAGCAACCCGAAAAACAGCAGGGCTTGAATTGGAAAGCCTTTTGACAAATCCATCATAGCTGTCATTCACCGGAATCTCTCCTGACAACAGTTCCGTCCATCTTCTTCTTAAACTTAGAGCCTTTGCCAAATGGCATAGGAGTCTTGGATTGTTTGAGGCCGAGAACGGAAGACTTCTTACGTTTGGCGCGGGCCGCATTAGAATGATCCTGTTTGGTCTTTTCCGTAGCGCATCCCTTGCATGTCAAACGTATGTTGTCATCAGTATC